TCAGACAGAAAACCTTTTTTATCTAAATATATTCCTCTTGGTACAAAATTAATTTCCTGGCCATCAGTTAATGTAACCGGTGATGAAAGTGTAATTGCTGTTCCATTAATTGCTCCTACTCTAATATCGTCTGTTAGTGTATATGTTGTACCAACAACTAATTTAGATGAAAGTCTAATATTTTCATTTGATGCGATAATTGTAACTGATGTGCTATTATTTACAGCACCATTGGTTGATGTAACTACTGTTTCTGGTTGGTCCCAACCACCCGATGATGGTATTAATGTTGAATTATATGGAAATTCAACCTCTACGCTATCATTAAACAATAACCTAAAGAATATTTCAACAGCATCTGCTGAACCTCTTACCTTATAAAAATCAATAATTCTTTTATAAAGGTTTCTTTTATTTACAGTAACATCTCTAGGAATAGCAGATGCAATTTCTTTCTGCATTAATTCCAAATAGTTATCTTCATTTCGGTCGATATCCATTGCTGATTCGATATTATTCATAACCCATGATGGGCCAGGTCCTACCCAGTATTTTACAATTGTTGTTAATGTTGCTGTATAATTATTAAATGAACTTAACCCATTTACACTAAATGTTTTACCTATCTCAGAAGTTGAATCAGCAAGAGAACCAGGAAGGTCATTACCATTTGTTACTGCTACATTAATATCTGATAAAGGTATCGACATTGTTGGTAATGCCCCTTTGATACTATGAAGTGTACCAGTTCCTACTGATGATAAATTAATAGCACTACCATCAACCGTTGAACTTAATTTAATACTACTATCTTGGCTGAATACAACAAAATATTGTGTATCATCGGATAAACCACCAATTGCTGTTCCATCACCAGTGTCATATATAATTTTTGTTCCTATCGGTAATGCCTTTTGTTGAAACTCTGTTAGGTCAAGTGTATTATTGGTAGTATTAACAATAGATGATGACGAACCATTAAAAGTAAATTCAGCAGGTGAATCACCAGTTGGTGATGTTAGTATAAGAGTTGAACTTGCACCTGTTTCATCTGTAAAAAATCTATCATTTGTATTATTAGGGTCTGGTATTCTAAATCTTGCAATACCGTCTAAAACAACATCTGAAAATGTTTCTGTTTCCTGATATATAAATTCGTCCATATTCATGAACGTATAATATGATTCTAAAAAAGATTGTAATTTAACTTTATCTTCTAATATATCAGGTGGTAATAATTGGTCAAGGCGGACATCCTCCTTTGTTTCGTGTAGTGTTGAATTATCAACTTCTACTATACCTCCTGATATTGAGTGTCTGTGTGCCATTATTTAAATCTAGGTGTTGTGTTATATGTAATACTACCAGATGAACCAGCAACTGCAATTGTATCAATGTCTGGTACGATGGTAACAAAATTATTATCAATTGAGATTAACTGATTACGCTTTGGTGCAAGGTCTAACGAATTAGGTAATACAGTAATTTTAATTTGATTTGTATTATTAGGTCTAAAATTATTTAATGTTAATTTACCAAGCTCTGGTTCTAATAATCCAGCATCATTAATTACAATAACATTCTCTTGGTTTACTATTTTATAAACAACCACTGTTCTGTTTGTTGAACCAGCAATTGGTAAATCACCAAAGAAATGCTCTGTTGTTGGGTCACTTGCTAAACCAAATGCAGTTGATGTTAAAACAAATTTTGTTGATTGACCAGATTGGAAAAATGGTGCAACAAAACTTAGTATGTGATTTTGTAATTCAACCACACTATTTGTATCTACTGTTGGTGTAATATATTGGAACATTCTTGGTCGAATAACAGTATTTAATATCGCCGGGTCTGCATTATCAATTGCTCTTGTTAATTGTGAATGCCTAAACACACCATCAAATTTATTTAAATTATTAAAATTATAATCTGAAATAGTATCTCTTACAACTGATTCTAATTCAACTGAACTTCTATCTGTTAGGTTTGGATTATATTTAAAGTTACAATCAATCTCTAAATTTGTAAAATTAGGGTCAACAATTTGTGGGGTAATAGAAACAACATTTTTACCTTTTAATATCGCACCAGTAATATCATTTTTTTCTGCAGTTGTTAATGCATTAGATAATAAAGGTTTAATTGATATATAAACACGACCATAATCTGGTGGGTCGTTATCTTCTCCACCCCATGTTGATATGGAATCAACATTGGTAAATTCTTTTTTAATAATGGCTGCATAATCTTCTGATGTTACAGCTCTGTTTTGTGTTGTAAATGTTAACGGTGCATTAAATCTTATTGATTCAAGTGTTTCTGCCTCTGAACCACCAGATGCATTAACTGCAGTTGTAACTGTAATATCAGAATAACCTCCAATATTATCTACCATTGAGAATGAATTAGCACCATTTGATTCTTTACCTTTGGTCGTAACATAATCAACCGTTACAATATTATTATTTAAAGGTTTAAATCCCGTTACGCCATCTCCAAAATATACCTCATAATAACCAGAGGCATTTTCTTGTAAATAATAAATTTTACTTGAAGCATCCACATTTTTTAATGATTCGAATGCAGTGTAAATATCAAATGCAGATGATTGCTCATTTTCCTGAACACGAACTCTTAATGATGTTGTATCAGCATTTAAATCCGTAAGTTGAAATTTCTGATTCTCTATATCATTATCAACTCTATATTTAAGTTCTCGGACATTACCTTCTAATAATACAACATTACTAAAAGTATATGTTAATCCTACTAAAGTTGCTTGTTGAGTTTCCAAAACAACATATTGGAACTCTTCGCCTTCTACTATTGTTTTTAATTTTGTTCCTCTATCTAATTCAAGGATAGGAGGTAGAGTTCCTACAGCACTAGAAACATCAACCACTAAATTGACTTGTGCTCTTGGTGATAAAACAGACCTAGGAGTATATCCTAATAATTTTGCTCTGGTAACAACATTACCACGAATCTGTGCTGAATCAAGGAATGCCTCGTTTAATGAATAGTGAGCGTTTAAAGCATTATAATGTGTATTATATGCAAGTACATCTAATAAAACACTTAACCCTGAACCCTCAAAATCATAATCATTAAACTCATTTTGTTGTTTTAAAAAGTTTTTTAAATTTTGTTTAATTTGTTCAAAATCTAATTCTGTGACATTTAAATTACTAGCCATATTATTTTAACCTTCTTAATATGATTTCAACACTTTCGTTGGTATCAAATTCTTTTATTTTAAAATCAACCAAAATTCTATATGCGTTCATTTCAGGTTCATCATTAATGACAATTTCCCTTATTGCAACTCTTGGTTCATATTTTTCTATTACAGTTTCTATATTTTTTCTTAATGCAATTTGTGTAAATACATCTGCAGGCTCAAATAATAAACCTTTTAAATTTGCACCTTTATCGATTGCAAATGGTCGGTCATAAAAATTACTAACCAATAAATTTCTTAATGCATTTTTTATTGCATTATCATCTTTTAAAGGTATAATATCCTTTCGTATTGGATGTATTTTAAGAGATAAATCTAAATCTCTATGTGGTTTTCTTTTGGAAACTACACGAGCCTTTGATGTATCACCTGTAATACTCTTATCTGATTGTATTAATCCTGCCATATATCTATTTATAAACTATTTTATGAAGTTTTAAGTTTCTCTTTTCGTCTCTCAACCCATTGTTGAGCCGCAATCGTGAAGCTTTCTGCATTTGCCATTGGATTTCCAACACTTGCAGCATAGGCTTTTGCTAAATTATATTCCTTTGCAAATACTCTACCCTCTGTAACAAAATCCCATTTACCTTCAGCATTCTTTTTCTTTAAAAAATTTTCCCTTCTCTTTTGTAAATCATCGTATGTATAATCAAATATTTTTGTTTCATCAAATGTTGAACCACCAGTTTCTGCAATTTCTGCAATTAATTCTGGCCATGTTAAATCTAATAATTTTTGATTATTCTTCTTCCTTAAAAATACTCTTGTGATTGGTCCTATTCCAAGGTTTTCCTTCGAAATCTCATATGAAGCCTTTAATAGG